AAGTACAGTACCAGGTACTCCTTCCATAAAGGAATGTTGTGGATAAGAGATGTACCTGGATTTGAGTACATACTTATACACACAGGAAATACTGATGAACATACTGCAGGTTGTTTACTTGTAGGAGAAACACAACAAGATTTAGATAAAGGCAAAGACGGTTTTATTGGTGGATCTGGTGACGCATATAAAAAAATGTACATGAAGCTGTTACCTAAGCTACTTAGTGGTGAAGAAGTCACAATAGAATACTCACAAATAAATTTAGATGGTGCTGCCGCACCGCAACAAAGTTCTGATAAGGATATGCTTAGTGCTATTCACGAAAAAGTGACACGCATTGACGCTAAACTTAGAGGAAAACCAATTATATAGACTGGAGATAATATGAGTGACGAACTCAAAGTACTTATCGAAAAAGTTGTATGGACATTCATTGAATCATTTGGTTCAGCTTTACTTGTAGGTCCTGCAATGAACTTAGATATTACAGCATTACAAGCTGCAGCGATTGCAGGCGGTGGATCAGTAGTGGTTGTATTAAAAGAGTATGCAAAAAAACAACTCGCAAGTAAGTAAACTTACTGCAACCCAACAGGACGTAGCACACAACGAAACTAAAGATACACCTAATCACCCTAATGGTTGGGAACCTGGTGTAGAATTTAATTTTAAAACTAAGACAGGGACAATAACTACAAGACCTATGGACAATGCTAGTCCAGAGTTTGATGACCTTCTTAGATCGTGGGGATTCGATCCTGATAAGTATTCAATCTTAAATGACACTATACGTGTCAGCACGTGGGATATGAATATGGGAAAAGGAGACGTGCAACAAGCGTGGGCATATAAAGCACAGATAGTTTATAAAGAACACGCACTAGACAAAGAAGATTACGATCGTATATCTAAATGGATACAAACATACAAGCGTAAATCTAAACCTAAAGTAACAAAACCTAAAGCTAGTTTCTTTGTTGCCATATCTGATTTACAGTTAGGCAAACGTGATGGTGGTGGTACTGAAGCTATCGTTGAAAGATTTTTAGAAAAGATAGATACAGTACGTGATCGTTATAACTTCCTACGTAAAGCAGGAGTGCAGCTAGATCAATTAACAGTCGTGGGACTTGGTGATATTGTCGAAGGCTGCGTTGGCTTCTATCCACAAGCAATGGGACCGAACGGAGTCGAGTTAGATTATCGTAACCAGATGAAGTTAGCTAGAAGAATAATTGCTAAAGCATTAGTAGAGTGGTCAAAAGATTTTGACGTTGTAGTTGTAGGTGCAGTACCAGGAAATCATGGTACTAAAAGAATTGCAAAGAATCTAGCACCAACAGGTGAAATGGATAACTATGACATAGAAGTATTTGAACAGATTGCAGAAATATTTGCAGACAAACCACAATACAACCACATTAAGTTTGTTATACCTGACGAACCACATCTGTCATTAAATGTATGCGGTACAAACATGAGTTTTACGCATGGACATTTAGCAGGTTACAGTGGGACAGTAGAGAAAAAACTTATGAACTGGTGGAAGAACCAGACATTCGGTGGTTTCCATGCAGGCAGCAGTTCTATTTTAGTAAGTGGTCATTACCATCATCACCGTGAGTTACATGATGGACGCACCTGGATACAAGTACCTAGCTTAGATGAATCAACATGGTTTGAACATCAAGCAGGCAAGAAAACTAAACAAGGTGTAATGACTATGGTTGTAGATAAAAATGGACATAACAACAAAGAAATAGTATGAATTGGTATTGTCATTTTTGTGGTTTTGATAGTGCAGAAGAAGATGACAGCTTATGCGAATGTCGTTGTCACATTATAGGAAGACCTATTGAATAGTAATGGACATAACAACAAAGAAATAGTATAGTTGTATTAGCTTAGGAAAGTCCTAAGCATTAGTTAAGAATAAATATCTATAACTAAGAGAAAAGAAAATAGCTTATTCATCATAAGTAAAAGTATGGATTGATTAGTTTATTTCTTTTTCTTTCATAACAGTTTGGACAACTGTACAAAAAAAGCGGACTTGTTAAAAGTCCGCTTTTTATTTTGGAAGGAGTTGTCTTATGTTATGACACGTAAGATAACTATCTAACCACACTACAGCATGCTAGAATTAATGTCAAGTCTATTCATTGGTCAGAGGTTTCCTCCTTTACTCTGATCCTTGACACCAGTTCATTTATTTGATCTGGTGTTTTTTATAAAAACCTTTACGAATTTATTTCATTACTCTATACTTATATTTAATGAATATATTTATAGAACGTAAGGAAATGAAGAAGTGGGCAGTAGCTATGGCTAACGCATGCGGTGGACAAGAAGTGTCACAGACATCTATTAAACTAAGTAAAATAAATCCTAAAAAGGTTCAAGAACTTTCAGAAAAGTTTGTTAATGATTACAACGAAATGATGTATTCATCTATGGCACTAGACGACAAGGAAGAAGAATGAGCGCACCAAGTCCTATGGACAGAGATGTAAGAGTTATGTTTACTGACAACAGTACACGTGATTATATAGTTACAGCTAGTAATATAAAAGAAGCAGAAGAAGTATTTGATTTAATCTTTAATCACATGGAACAAAGTGTAAATGATTTACTAAAACAATATAGTGTTGGTAAAAAAACTAAAGTGTGGGTAGAATATCAATTAGATAGTCACAAGTATATGACGGAGGAGGATAACGACTAATGGCATGGCAAGACGAATACGATCAAGTAGAAGATAGACTTAAAAAGTTTTGGAAAGATAATCCTAGCGGTAGAATTTATACAGAAATTTTACACATAAGTGAAGATTTTAATAACGCTGTACACAGGTGCGAGGTATATATAGATTTTAAAGATGAGTTTCCTGTAGCAACTGGTATAGCACAAGACCAACATGGTTCAGTAGGTGCAAACAAAACTTCTTGGATTGAAAATGGAGAGACAAGTGCAATAGGACGTGCGCTTGCTAACTGGATTTATGCAGCAAAGAAGCGTCCATCAGTCACAGAAATGCAGAAGGTGGAGAACTTGTCAAAAGTTACCAAGAGTGTGGGTAAAACTAGCAATAGCAATACTTACACTCCTTCACCTGCAATACAGGAAAAAATTAAAGACGTACCTAAAGGTCCTGTAACTGATCTTAAAAAAGATTTAGAAGAGATTGGTGTAGCTGTTACTGAAAAGGTAATGGTAACTAATGGTAGTGTTGAGCCTAAATGTTTAAGTTGCAACAGCGATTTATGGGATAACAGAATAGATAAAGCTAGCGGTAAAATTAAAGACACATATCCTGATTGGAAATGCAAGAACAAAGAATGTGATAACGGTAATCCACGCATATATTATATGGATAGTTTTAATGCAGCAAAGCAAGCGCCTGAAGAATGGTTTATGCCTGACTTACCTAAAGCTAAAGCATTAGAGGATATAGGCGAAGACGAAGCACCATTTTAATGTTTACAATAGTAATACAAATAGATGATAGTGGTCAGTTTATAGACGTACAATTTGAGAATCCACCAATGCACATTCCTATTGAAGTTAAAGAACAAATAATTCATGATGTCAACACAGAATTTGAGGAAGAATAATGTGTGTAGAGTGTGGTGAACCACCACAAACAACATTAAATTTTGATGGTAGGTGTGTAGGTTGTATGGCACACGAAATAGAGGATTTAGTATGACGTGTGATTATTGCAGAGATGGTAACAGTTTTATGTTAGGCGAACCAAACATAATTAGTTATGGACATGCGTATCATAAAGAATGTTATACAAAAATTAAACCTATACATAACCATTATAAAAATGGTGGAAACTGGCAAGAGTTAGCACAAAAAATAAAGGAAGGAATAATCTAATGGCAATGAGAGATAACATACTGCAGTTACTTGATGATGACAAGTGGCATTGTGCAACAGAACTTATAGAGTTTGGTTGGTCAGCACGCAATAGGATATCAGAGATACGTGCAGATCACGGAGAGAAATATATTCTTAGTAATAAATGTACTATGCACTCACACAGAGGTGGTGTAAGTATGTATAAGTTAAATGATGAGAAGAAAAAACAACAGTTATTAAATAGACTAGATCAACAAATTCAGCTACAGTTGTAGTAATGAAAGAAGTATTACAAAGCAAAGGCGCACGCAACGTCTGGGATATGATGGACGAATGTAATGGTTTTCTTGAAGCTATAACATACTGTATAGAAGAAGCTGAATCTGAAAAGATAGATTTTTTTCCATACGACAGTGCTGCTGAATCTAATTTAGTACAGCTTATAATAAAAATGGATCCTTCATTCCCAACAAAAGCAGGTCCTCATTATGGTGGGGTTAGAGTCGGTATCGTTACTAATAAAGGAGTAGGCGAACTTGAAGTTGTGCATGATATGTACGATTACTTTAGTTATTCTTTTATAACACGTGGCACACAAATAGATTACGGACGACTACCACGTGGAGACATGATGGATTACATTAAAGCTATTGCAAAAGTTCTTAATACTTCTAAAGCATTGAAAGGTAGAAAAATATTTAAGAAAGAAGACTAATGTCAAAACAAAAACAACAGGGTACAAAGCTAGAGACATTTGTAGCAAAGATGTTAAATGGATCTAGGATTGCGGAAGGTGGTAAGAACGACAAAGGTGACGTGTTATTTAATTGGAATGGAGAAAAGTTTTATATAGAGTGTAAAGCTAGGCAGTCTCTTAACGTTACACGTGAGTTAGCTAAATCAATAAAGAAGTCGAAGTCGCAATTTACAGCACTGGTGTGGAAGCGTTTAGTTAAAACAGATAAGTCCAGGAGACAACCTGATGGCGTACCTATTGTAGTTTGTTTAACATTAGATACTTTTGTAGAGATCGTAGAATCAAAAATAGGTAATGATTTTTTTGATGATCCATTTTGGAAAAAAGTTCCGTGAGTCGTACTCAGGATATAGATAAAGCTGCACGCAAAACTGCACTGGCGCTGCAATCATTGATGGCGCAAGTAGATTTTAAATACAACAGACATCAACCATGTATGGTATGTAAAGAAAAATTTATGCACCACATTGACGGACTACCCTGCGAATCAGATGACGATATAAAAAAAATAGTTAGACATAGTAGATGGAACAATACTTGACATAATAAACTTCTTCAATTAACTTATACATTGGAAGGAGTTATATGAATAACACAAACATTCATGACGGAAAAATAAAGGTTAAAATTCCTATTACCTTAGCAGATTTAAAGCTGCTTAAAAATATGACAACGTTAGCAGGAAGCACACAACAGTTAAGCAGATTGTATTTTGTTGTAAAACATAATGTATGGTATGCCTGGACAAGTGACAGTTATATACTTGGTATTACACAGTGGTGTCGTGATGATTCAATCATGGCGAAATATAATGAAGATGATCCCCAGACTTTTAATAAGTATGCGGACACATTATATGCAAGTGTTGATGTAAAAGAAATTACTAAAAACATAGCTGAAATAAATAAACATTTAAGAGCAAGTGTATTAGATGGTTATATGGATTTACATTTTGAAGGATATGCAAAAGTTATAGAGGGCAAAGAAATAACAAGTGACTATGTCTCTATTGCTATTGAAGATTTTGCAACGTACAAAATGTTAAATAAAACTGATAAAGTTAAAGAGTCAATAAACGTGTTCAACAATTTCTGGGAAGACGCAAGAGATTCTCTTCACCCAGATAAGCGCAGACCTATAACACATTTACAGTACTCTCCAGTACATCTTAAAAGAGTTATGACGTACTTAACTTTTAATAAAGATGACCGCTTCACATACATGTATAACTATGACGGCAATTTTGCTGACGCAGTTTTATTTGAGAAAACATGCGGCGGCACTGACAATGCAACAAGTAAGTACGCCTGGATAACGCCGCAGCGCAGCGAATTGGAGGAGGAATAATGGATTGTAGATTATGTGAAGAACATTATCCATTAATAAGTATGACTAATGGTATATGTTCTATGTGTATGCAATTACATAGCAAAGCAGAACTAATATGACAGTATATATAGAGTGTTGTTCGGTAAGCATACCTAATCCACCATACATACAAGCAATAAAATGTGATTGTAAGGAGGAGGAATAATGTTAAAACTAGGTGATTTAATTACTCCAGGAGATGACATGGACGGCGCAACTTTATGTGACTGGTGCAACATGCACTTCAAAGGAGACGGAAATTTACAACGTTGTAATGATTGTGAGAAGATATGATGGCGTATCACTTTAACGTATTTAGTCATCTTATTTTTTCTATATCAGGTGTGCTAATAGGTTATTACTTTTGTAATGAATCCTGGAGAAGCAATAGACAATGGGAATGGAAAAATGTTACCCAAGAATATAGATTAAAAGAGCGAGAGATATATAGATTAAAAGAAATAAACGATAAATTAGTTGAACAGTTAAAGGAGTTGAAATAATGTGCGAATGTCAAGACGTGTATTGTAACTGCTGCGGTAAAACTATGGTGTGTGATAGCTGTATAGGAGGATATTGTGAGCCAATCTAAAAAGAAAAAAACTGGACACGGAATATTTGTAAGTGAAACATATAGAGTGTTTGTTAAAGGTGCGCAAAATTTTGAACAAGCACATGAGATATGGAACGAAGGTGCGCTTGATGATGAGCGCTGCGAAGTCGTAAAGTATTATGAAGATGACGTGTGGGATTGATATGATATTTTTTAAATACAAAGATGTACAAGTCGAAGGCGAAAGTCGTGCGCTTGAACTTTTAAGCGTCGAACTAAAAAAACAAATTGATCTCCGCATTTATAACGAAAGAGCCAAAGAAATATTATTTGATTACACTCTTGCAGCAGACGAAGAGGAAATTATAAAAGTATTAGCGGAAGAGGAGGAGAGATTGGCAGATACATAAATAACTAAAGTAAAAGTACAGAAGAAGCTGCGCCCCGCCTGGTGCAGTTTTTTCTTTATTAGTTGATTACTTCAGGAATTTAAGTATTATTAATTTAGAAGGAGGTTGTTTATGACATGGGAATACCCCAAAACATTAGAAAAATCAACTACAAAAGATATACATGTTAGACAAGTACACCATAACGGCATACTTATATTGACATGTCAACACACAGGAAAACAAATGCGTTATATGGGTTATGGAATCCAGGAAGCAAAACGTTTATTTAAGAATCATCTGAAGGGGATAGCATAATGGAAAAAATATTAATTGCTAACATCAAAATATTATTCGAAAATAAATGGGAGTATTTTGAATTAGGCAGCAGCCAAAGTGATTTAATTGAGGCGCATATAATTAAAACAATAAAGGACACATTGAAGGAGACAGAATGACACGAAACGAAGTATATAATTTGTTGATGAATTTCGCTGAAGGAATCGGCGCGGATACATCAACAGCTAAACAAGTTTTAGGCGTGGGGAAAGCCATCAAAATATTAAATGATAATATCCAGGCAACCGCACAGGGAGAACAAAGAAGAAAGTATGAAAGACTTATTAAAAAAATTAATAAGGAGTACGTAGCATGGAGTTAATAATTTATATTGTTGTAGCTGCTGCCGTTTGGATTCTATCAGGATACGCTGCGGATTTGTACGCCATGCGCAAAGCCTGGAGAGAAGCATATCCGCATATTCAAAACGTATTAAATTACTCTTACGATATGGAGAGAGAGCATTACATAGAAACTTATGGAGAAGAGACAAATAATTATTTATGGCTAGATGATGATTTGAATTTACATCTAGAACAAGAAGATAATAATCACATCTTCAAAAGTTACTGTTACCTTGCTAATAGATTTCCTGGAGAATCACAGCCCGATTCATAATATACGTACAACCAGGAGAGAGAGCGCCACACCCCTAGTGGCGCTTTTCTTTTGTCTATTAAAAAAATCTGTGTGATCATGTTTAGATTTTTTAATTCATTGCATACTTAATTATTTTTGTTAAAATTATTACTGTAAGGAAAAAAAATAATAAACAAATAAAAAATTTAATTTA